GTCGGGGATATCAAGTTCAACATTGATCAGGGCTGCAGGAATGCGGTCTATCGTGGTGCTCGTATGTTTGAGGGCGCAGCGGAGCACCGCGCGCTGGCCCTGGTCTAGTCCCGGCCCTCTCCGTACAGGCGCTCGACTTCCCTCCCGAGCTCGACGATCGCATGGCCGTCAGCCGAAAGCGCGTCGTCGAGCGTGGGGAACACCGGCTTGCCCGCGTGCTCCAGGTGACGGAACACGAACCACGCGTACATCCGCTCCGGCTGCGACTTCGACACCTCAAGGGCTTCGATGATGTCGAGCGCGCTCGGACGCCGGATGTCGAGAGGAGTCCCGCGCCAGTCGATGCGCACGGGCTGCATGGTGAAGATGGCCCGTATGTCGTTCATGCGATCGTAATGGCCCCGTCGAACTGAAGCGAAATGCTTGCGCGTGTGACGCCCTGCGCCTGCGCGGTGATCTCGTATCCGGTGATCATCGCGCTCCCGGTGATCGTCTGGCTGCCTGCGAGCGTGAGCACCCAGGTGTTGAAGGTGCGGGCCGTTGCGTATCCGTCCAGCGTCGTGTGCCCGCCAGAAGTCTGGTCGTAGAAGATGTCGAGCGTGCCGGTGCATCCGAGCGCGCCGGCGATGTACGACTGCGTGGTCGATCCGATCGCAGTGACCTCAAGCGCGGGAGTGTTGAGCGAGAAGGTTGCCGTCCCGACTGCGGTGATCGTCGTGCCGCCTGCGGTGATTCCTGCGACTGTTCCAGAGAGTGCCATGGTCAGGGCTCCGTGTAGTAGATGTCGGCCATGCAGACGAGCTCGGCCGGCGTGTTCTCGTCGCCGTCGGCCGTGTTGGCGGGTTCGATCGTGTGGCCGAGCCACTGTACGGCGCTGAATGGGATGGTGTCGTAGGTTCCGGGAACGCACACGGCCTGCACATCGTCAAGCACCGCGAGCGCGGCCTCGGTTCGTTCCGCGATCACCCGGATCTCAACCTGTACGCGCGCAAGCGCGGGCGAACCGATCGAAATGCGTTCGTCCTGGTCGAGCTCGTAGGTGAGCGCAGGCAGGATCGAATCCTGCAGGCGATAGCCGTGCGCGATCCGTGAATCGGGGATGCCGACGCTGGAGAGCGTCGTACCCTGCGTGAGCATCGACCGGACGGCGGATTCGATCGTCGCCATCAATTCACCTCCGTGCAGTCGATGACGGCCACGCGGTCGGCCTCGTCCAGATTGCGGATGGCGTTGACCTTCAGCGTGCGACCACGCACGACGATGCGGCAAACCTCCGTGAGGGCCGCGTTCTGCACGGCCTGCCAGCGCGCGCGCACTTCGATCGACCGGACGACGGCGACGCCATCCGCGTAGCCTTGCTCCGTGGCACTGGTTTCCCGGAGATCGCAGCGGAAACGGCTGCCGTCCGTCCATGTCGCGGTGCGCATTCCGAGCGAGTCGAGCGTCGAACTCGGCGTCTGCACGAGCGCGGAGAATCGGAGAAGGCCGCCGGAGATCATCGGATTCGGCTCCCCGTCCCGACGGCGTTGAGGATGTACTCGACCGAGAGCGGCACGGTCGCGAGCCCGACGGGCTGGAACGCCTCGGGATTGTTGTACCACGCGCCCACGAGCGCGATCACCGCGTGGACGATCTCATTCGGTACCACGGTGTATCCGGCGTTGTAGGTCACCGTGATCGCGGTGCCATCGTAGATGCCGGGAGTCTCCAAAAACCGCAGACGGACCATCGGACCGTCCGTCCGGTCGATCCAGTAGTCGGACGCCGGCATCGTCTGCGTGGCGTTCGCAGTGTCCTGGTACTGCACGCTGGTCAGCGAGTTGAACGGGTGATCCGGCAGCAGCGTGTCCTTGAAAGACGCGAGGTACAGCGTGCGCGCCTTTGGCGACAGGATCAGCTCCGACTTGCGCTCCACCAGGTCGAGCGCAGCCTCGCGCAGACGGATCAGGTCCGCGTCGTCGTCGGCGTAGTCGATCTTCAGCGCCGACTTGATGGTTGAGAGCGGGATGCTCATGGAAACGGCATCTGGGGGTTTCCCCCCAGACGCCGCGATGCGAATGGAATCAGCCGCGGATGTACGCGAACGCCTCGGCCAGCATGATGTGGCTGTCGGTGCGCGTGTAGAAGATCAGCGCCGTCTGGTGGTTGTTTGAGAGCGAGTACGGATCGACCACGGACGTAATGCCGGTCCGGTCGAAGATCTCAAAGTAGTTGAAGTCGCCGACGACCGCGTAGATCGTGCCATCTCCGGTGGTCGTCGGGACGTACTGCGACACGGAGTACGGCACGCCGAGAACGGTCGCCGGGATGCCGCCCACCATGCTGTTGGCGTTTGCGGTGCCCGGAGTCCAGATGTATTCCTGCGCGCCGCTGGAGGTGATGGCGTTTTTCAGCTTGCGGACCGTCTTGAGCATTGAGTCGCTGAAAAGCCAGCGGAACCGCGGCGAGTTGCGGTAGACAGGCTTCACGGTGAACAGCGCGTCGATCAGGTTGTCCGCGGTCACGCTGGTGAGCGCCACGCCCGAGCCGAGATCGACGCCCTGCGAGATGGGCTTGCCGGTGGTCGATCCGCAGATGCCCTCTGGCTGGCTGCTGCCAGTGCCCGCGACGTAAGCATCCTCCTGCTTGAGCGCGATCGAAAGCGCGCAGCGGTTCGCGACGTAGTCGAGTGTTGAGCCGATGCCGGCCTGGCCGATGCCGTCCTCGATGAACTCCTGCGAAAGGATGACGCGCGTCGCGTACTTGTACGGGACCACCGACACCGCAGTGCCGAAGCTCGGATCGCCGGGCGAGTTGATGGCCGTCGCCTCGGTGATGAGGCTGGTGACCGGCAGCGCGTTCTCGACGGGGATGGTTCGCTTCGAGTCGATCTGCGTCACGGGCGCGATTTGCCGCATGACGTTGGCGTCGAAAAGGCGCTGCACAATGCGCCGCTCCATGTCAGTCGGAATGCCGGCGTTGCTGGTGCTGAGCGACAGCGCGCGGATCTCGGCCTGGTCGTTGTTCACCATCGCCTTCAGCCAGCGCGCGGACTCGGCCATGCCGGGATCCACCGGGCGGATCGACGCGGCGCGAGAGTCGAGCGTCGGCTGCGACTCAAGCTTCGCCAGGCGCGCTTGAGTCGCGGCGAGCTGCGCACGCATCTCGACGGCGTCCAGGTCGGCGTCCATGCGCGCGAACTTCTGCTTGTCCTCGCCGCTGCCGGCGAAGTCAACGGACTGCGGCGCGCGCCCGGTGCGGGCCTCGTAAGCCGCGAGGCTCTTGCGGTACTCGTGGGTGATCGACTGGATCTCATTCAACTCGTCAGACATGATCTGCCATCCTTCTGAAGTGGAGTGCGAGCCGCGCAAAGACGGCTTCGGTGTATGCCGCGCTAACGCTGCGCAGGCTCGACTTGGTCTGTGGGTACGCGGCGTCCTGCACGATGGACACCTCGACAAGGTTTGCTTTCTTCACAAGCCGGGAGCTGCGGTCCTTCGACCACGAATCTTCGACCACGAAGAAACCAAACGACATTTCTCCCGAGAGATCGCCGCGCTCCAACAGCGCGCGCACATCGTTCCCGAGCGTGGTATCCGGCAGCGTCGCCTCAAACGCGAGGCCGTTGCGGTCGCTGCGGAGATTCAGCGTGCCGGAGCGCGTGCGCGCGAGCGGCATCGAAGCATCGTGGTTGTAGTAGAGCTTCACATCGGAGCGCGTCGAGAGCGTTTCGTTGAACGCGCCAGGCGCGATCCGCTCCACGAACTTGCGGCCGCCCTCGACGATCTCGCGCGAGTCCTGCCCGTACACGGCCGCGTAGCCTGCGAGCGTGCGCCCGTCGAGCTTCTGCTCGGTTGCTTCGATCGATCGCCTAGAAATCATTGGGCGTCCCTTCCTCCTCGGATGTGTCGGTGCCAAGGTTCGTCTGGCCGCCGCCCGTGCCCATGTTCATGGCGACGATGGGCTCGTCGAGTCCGGGGAGCGGCGACAGGTCGAGCTCTTCGCGTGCTTCGTTGCGCGTCATGAATCCGGCTTCCACGGCGGTTCGGAGTGCCGCCATGGTTTCTGCCATGCCAGGACGCACCAGCTCGTCGGTGTCCCATGTGACCGACTCGCCCGGACCCGAGAGCTTTGCGAGGATCTCGGCCCGCCAGACATTCAGCCACTGCTGAAGGCACGCGTCCACATACATTCGCGAGAGCCATTCAAGCGTGCCGTAGGACGGGCCGACATTCTCCGAGAGGTACGACGACGGCACACCGTAGATGCGCGACACATCTCCGACGCTGTACTGCCGCGCGGCCTGCAGGCCGGCGTCGTCGAGCGTCGAGCTGATGCGCTCGATGCGCATTCCCTCGGCGAGCACCAGAGGCTTCCCGGTGTTGGCCGTGCCGGCGTGCTTCGCCTCGTAGTCGGCCATGATGCGCTGGCGCGCCTCAAGCGAGAGCGGACCAGGGTGCACCAGCGCGATCTTCGGATTGCCGGCGTTGCTATACGCTTGCAGCGCCATCTGTTCCTGCGCGGCGAGGAGCTGCAACGATGTCCTGCAGAGAGATATGGGCGACTCGCCCCAGAGTCCGTTGGTGTTTGGTGCCTTGAGGTGGAACACCTGTTCCATCTGCAGGTCGCCAAACAGGCGAGTCCTGTAGTACGGCACCGCCTGCGTAGTGTCGAGGCTCACGCTGTCGGCGTCGAGAAGGATCAGCTCCAGCAGCTCGCCGCCGCGCGTGCGGTTGATGGCCGCGAACGCGTTGCCCCAAAGCAGCAGCTGCATCGTCATCGCGCGCCGGAACTCATGCGACGACATGAAGCGCGACGGATTCGCGAGGAGCGACGACGCGCCCGGCGCGGAAACCTCCAGCTCCACGCGCGCGCAGTCGTTCGCGATCAGCGACACCGCGCGGTAAACCGGGGTGTAGCGCAATGCGTTCGACGCCGTGACGAACGGAATGTTGCCGTTGCCCTCGGTTAGGAGAGTCGCGCTGTAGGGCGCGACGAAAAGACGCTGTAGCAGCTTGCGCAGCACGCTGCTAGTTTCGCCTGTTAGTCAACTAACTAGTGGCTCTAAACACCGGATTCCTACAAGTGGAACTTAAATGTC